AAGTTTTTTATATGTTAAGCAAAACAATACTTTAGTAGCGGTTTTTCACTCCCACCCCAGCGGCGACGAACAATTAAGTAAGTACGACAAAACTTGTGCGGAAGCTACGTGCATACCGTTCGTGGTATTTTCAAATAAAACTAGGAAGTTCTCCGTTTATGAGCCAGAATTTTTGGATGCGGATAAGGACTTGGTCGAAAAAATGAAAGAAGAGTTATGTTAATTAAATTACATGGAATCATAGCCAGGGAGTTTAAGGAAGAATTATATGTACCTTCTAAGATTGACGAATCTTTTTTGTTCGATATTTTAAATATAAACTTTAATGGTTTTAAATTGTTTATACAGCGCCAAGCTCAATGCGGCACATTTTACCAATCCGTAAAGGTGGGTGAGGATTACCACATTGTTCCTGTTATTGGTGGAAATATTGGTGTGGTTGCGGGTTTTCTTATTAACCTTGGTGGTCAACTAGCTAGTTCCTTTGTAGGAAATTTTGTTACGTCTACTGTGACGCAAGGAATCATGGGTATGTTAAACCCCGTCGAAGATCAGTCGGTCGGAGCAAAGAGTGCGGTAGTTTTGCAAAGCACTAGATTCTCAGGCCTTGAAAACAAAGAGCGACAAGGGTCAAAGATTCCAGTTGGCTATGGGCGACTAAGGATAGGTAGTAAATTGATTATGCAACATAAACAACCTATAAACTGGTCTCAATTTAGAGAAGTAGAAAATGTACTGAATTTTTCAAGAGAAAGTTTTGATTACTTAAACCCCTCAATATAATGAAGACAAAAATAATACTACACGGAAAATTAGCAAAACAATTTGGCAAAAGCTTTGAATTTTATAATATACAAAGTTTAAAAAATGCAGTTTCAGCCATGAATATTATAAACCCAAAATTCAAGTCTCATCTAGTCAGGGAATCTCAGCGGGGGATAAATTATCAAATATTAGTGGATGAAAAAATCATAAAAAATGTAAATAATTTTACAGATATAAGGCCCGAATCTAAAATACATTTTGTTCCTTGTATTTTGGGAGCCGACCCAGTGAGTCTTATAGTTAGTTTGGTAGTAAATCTGGTTGTCGCGGGAATACAGTATTTACTATTTCCACAAGAAGCTTTGAACGAAAGGAGAATAGAAGCTTCTATAAAAGGAGAAAGTTATATGTTTTCTTCTCCAGATAATTTAGCAAGGCAGGGGCAAGCGCTGCCACTAGGTTATGGTAGGTTAAGAATTGGATCTCAAATCGTTAGCTCATCTGTAATAAATAAAGACTTATCGAATAATGATTTCGATAATAGTGATTTTGGTTATTCCGATAATATTAAAAATCAAATTTCTGAGTTTTTAAATTTAAGTTTATTAAAAAACGAATATATGTAATATGAGAGTATTTAAGAATAGGCTTTTAAAATCCTTTAAGGGTAAGGGTGGGAGTAAAGATGATGCAGATGTAAACTACTCCTTACTTAATCAGCCAGAGGGAAACATATTGAGGAGTACAGATTTTTTGAGTAGTTTAGATCTATTATGTGAAGGCGAAATAGGGGGTTTCGTTAACCCAGCTGGACATTTTGTAGAGGGAATTGATGTTCTTCAGGCTGTTTATTTGGATGATGTGCCTGTGTTGGAGCTTCAGTAGTGTAACGAAAAACAGCTATGTGTAGTCAAATTAGATCTGGTTATAACTTCCCAAACGTATCCGTTAATTATAGATACGGTCTGGAAGAAAGCGCTCCTATTCCCGACTTTTCTCAACCCGTAAACCAAAAGCAAATTGATTTTACTTTAATGGGTAAGACCCTTAATGGATACGATTTCGGAAGCACCAGAACTGTTGTGGAGCCTCTTTTTGAGGAGTTCGAGCAAATAGAACTTATAAACTCTGGAATTTATAGCGGGTTTGACACAAGCACAACTAGCTATGTGCAAACGACTAATATTCTAAGATTAACTGGGCTAAATGTAATAAACATTGGGGACGGATATACGACAGGCGATCACCCACTTGAATTAACTTTTTCTAATTTAGACGATCCGCGAGTAAGCGGGGGAAATGGTCAGATATACGATCAGCCTATATTGGACATTGTGACGGTTGATGGAGGGGGCTTGGGGAGCTTTTCTATAATAGACGGAGGACGCTTCCAAGGCTCATACATAGTAAACGCTTATAGCGGATCTGAGATTGATTTTAGTAGAACGGGAACTGGTTTCTTTGGTACTCAATTAAGTACTCCACCTGGCGGTTGGGATTATAATACAGGGGTTTATACGGGAACGGGAACTTTAATATATAATGAAACTATCGATAGTGTTGATATGGGGCAAATTACAGGCACTGGCTCATTTTCTGGAAATGTATTTGATGCAGGCGGAGGAAATAATGTATTTAACGGTATATTCACCTCAGCCTCCGCTTCGATCGGGGTCGCATTTAATACAGTTGACGACGATGAATTTATTTTTAACGAAACTGGTGTTTTATTTAACACTGGCTCTCTATTTTTTGCAGAAACGGGGGTAGAACCCACTTATATTGTAAACTCATCTAATCCAGCTAATATAGAAAACCAAGACGACATAAGGGCTGGGACAAATTACTCTAATTGGAATTCATTATTAGAAGACCCAATTGATAGGCAAGCCTACACTCATGTCGTAAGAGACTCAGATGTGGATTCGGTTAGCTCTATACTAAATATTAAAAGACTCAATGACACGTTGCATAAAGCCGAGCAAGAAATAAAGGTAACTGAAAAGCCTGGGCTTTTTGGCGGAGACTTAAAAGTGGACGCTGCTTTCAGAATAGGTAACCCAACGGACTCTTTTGTAACTATAAAATATGAATGGGGTTTCTTGGGTACTGATTTTTTTAGCGTGGGAAGCTCTACTTATAGTGGGCAGACGATAGGGGGATATTTGGTAAAAGGACCCAATTTATTTTTTGGTTCTTGGAAATCCTTGCAAGCGTCCGATCCTAAATATTCTGATTTGACTATCGCTCAACTGAAATCCAGCTTCCCAAAATACATAAGAGTCTCTAAAGATATGTATGAAGTGGGGTCATCTCTTATCTCGAGGGATGTAATTTTAGATTCAATAAACGAGCAGTTTAACACGACATATAGCTACCCAAGTTCTGCCCTCGTTGCGACAAAACTAAACTCTACATATTTCGATAACATTCCTACTCGAACATATGACGCAAAACTTAAAAAGGTTTGGGTTCCTGAGACTTACAACATAGAACATTTTGTAGAGGACAAAAGATTTAGAAAATCTGAAATTAATCCAAATCCTCAAGTTGGAGTCTTCAATCCTACTCGTGTTTATAATCGGTTCTCGAAAAGACCTTCTGGAGAAAATGATTTGTTTGGTGATACCATTGCGATCAATAAAGGGACGTTGTTTATTTGCGATCCAGATTGGGGGCAAGCCAGTAGTGTTAGTTATGCGTTTAATAATTATGGACAAATTTTTGTTTACAAAAATATGGGCAGAGATTTGAACCATGACAGCTCTAATGACTTTCAAATGATTCGGGACGGTATACCGCGAAACTCAGCCTTAAATTCGATATCTAGCGGGTACACATTTTCATTGCCAGATTTTGACATAACATCTGGAAATAGCGAAGGACCGTTTGGACTTAATTATCTTCAAAGCTCCTCAAGGATTCTGTTTACTACGACCATCGCATTAATTGGTTTTATAAAACTATCCTCTGGATACGCTGGCTTCCCGATGTCCGCGACTCACTCCCTGTTCTTGAGGGTGAGCCCTAAAAAATCAGCCATTTTGAGGGCATCTGTTTCTCATCAAGAGGCGCCTTATGGAGAATACAGGGCGTTAATGAATCAGGTCGCAGGCGTTGTAATAGGCACTGTCACAAGCCCCAATCAAGCAACGCCCACTACGGTTCTTAGAGTCGTAAACTATAATGGAATAAATTCGGCTCTTGACGAAACTAGCGTATACAACTCTAGTGAAACAGACTACATTTGGGTAAAATTCTTTTCGGCTCAAATAAGGCAGATAGTAATTAAACGGATTGTAATTTCTTACGGTGTAATCGAATATGCGTATTTAGGGGGAAGTATAGCGCCTGTTTACAGTTCTCTTGGAGGTCACCCATACCGAATTACAATGAATTCGGTCACTCTTACAGACCAAACCATGAAGGATTATTTTTTTCCTTTTGAGCCTAAGGTTTCCGAAACTCAAGGTGAGTATTTAATTCATAGTGTTGTAAAAAATGAAAACGCGACGTTAGCGCAATCGCAGGATGCACTATTAATTTTTAAATTACGCGACAATGGATTTTGGTACCCATTACAAGATATACGAAAATTTAATTCTGGAGGGTCTGATGAGGAGCCTATTTCAGTATCTTTTTTCCCGTCTGAAAATAGATTTGTAGTAATTTGGGATAACATCTCAGAAATAGAAATATACGCACTAAATAATAATTCAGGTTTGTTCTCACTTGAATATTCAATACCTAATTTTCTGGGTATTTTCGAGGGTTTTGAGGTTTATGACCTGAGAAGCAATGCCCATGGTTATTGTTCTACGATTAACTCAGATACCCTTGCCGTCTCCAGGCGTTGCTCGGTTAGAGAAACAGCCATAACAGAAAACCAGCTAAGAGATGACACCATTTTGACTAATATTTTTATTTATAAGCGAGACTCTTTAGATGAGTGGGCTTTAAGCGAAATTGTTTTCCCTCCAGAGTTTAAAATCGAATTGACCATTAGTGGCGGACCAAATATTAAAACTTCTGGAGAATGGTTAATAGCCTCAGGGATATATTATGACGGAGATCCGTATTCCCAAAATAGAGATGTGGGTGTGGTTCTTTTATATAGATACAATGGCAAAAAATACGAATTTATAAAAAAATTCTCTTCCGAAACTATTAAAGATTTGGATGCAGATGGGAATCCAGATTTCTCCAACTATAATACATATTTTGGTGATTATATTGCTTTAGATTTAGATATAAATAATGAGCCTGTTATTATCACATCCGCTTCGAGGCAAGAACACAGCAGTCCAAACACGGAGGGCTACATTTACGTATTTAAAAAGAATCCATATTCGGATGAGTGGATATATGAAAAACACAACTCATTTACTGGGTGGGAAGTAAATGAAGATACCCACATCGGAGTACCTCATCTTGCTTTTGATGGTAAAAATGCAGCATTTATTTTGGAAGGTCATAGTATTTTGCCAGATAGCGTCGGGACTTTTTCAATAGGGGAATCCGATAAATCCACAAGGCTTCTTGCCAATAAAAATTGGTTTGGTATAATGAAAAAAGGTTGGTCGGATAATCCAGCTTGGATCATTTATGATCTATTGACAAATCCAATCTATGGAGCTGGCGCTGCTCTGGATGATTTAAAAGATATAAATGTTTTTAATTTTTTTGAGGTTTCTAAGTATTTTGACTCTTCTGATGCTGATGGTTACTACTTACCTCTCTACGACGAAAGGGGGCGCACTGAGCCTAGATTAAGTTGCAATTTTCTTTTGGATAGTGATTTTAACGCTTTCGATGTCATATCCTCGATCTGCGATATCTTTTTTGGGGCAGTTTATATTAAGGAAGGCAAGTATAATATATGGGCAGACAGGCCGACAGAAACCTCTTGGTATTTTAATAATCATGATGTTTTGGATGGAAATTTTTCCTATACAGACGCACCTAAGTCGACTAGAGTTAATATGATTAGGGTTCCGTATTTGGACAAGTATGAAAATTTTAACCCGAAAGTTGAGTTTATTGAAGACTCCGATCTAATGAGGAAAAATGGGAAAAACGAGGTCGAATTAGATTTCGCTACCTTTACTACAAGATCGCAGGCTAGAAGGTTTGGCAAACAGTATCTATACAACAAATCGTACGAGACAGAGAGAATAAAATTCCTAACCGATAGCAAAGCTTTGTTTTTGAACCCTGGAGATGTTATAGGGGTAAATGACAAATTAAAGTCATTTAAAAATGAAAAATTGTTTTGGAAAGTGAGTAAACTAAGGCATGAAGAAAAAGTATATGCGGTTAATCACACAAAAAACGATCAAGTTTTCGATACGTTTACATTTTCCGAAATAACTTTTCGCAAGAGTGATACAGAAAACTATGAAGTAAAGCATATAGATAAAGAAAGCTCTTCATCATTTTCATTTTCGCATCTTGACTTGTCTCTCGATAATAGTGGAGTTCCTTATGTCTTCGGATCGATGAGTAACGGAGACTGCGCAGTATATAAAAAAAATGGAAACGATTTTGATGAGGTATTTTTTGAGGAGGGAACTTCTTACGCATTAACAAGTGATTTTAGAAGTAATCTGGCCTTCGACGATTCTAATACACCTTATTTTTCTCTTATTGAAGGGGGTTCTAGCGAGCCGACTATAGGTTTTTTAAAATTTACTGGAAATAATTTTACAAATACTGGGGATTGGCAGTTTACACAATTAGAAAATTTAGATGCTTCAAGCGGAAATTTTATCCCTCAAGTCGACTTCAAAAGTGTAATCAGGATAAATTCCAATAACGACAAGTATATTTTAACTTACCGAACTGACAGCTCTCCGCAATCTGGGGAATATTTACTCTATCACTGTGATGGGGGGCTTGACGAAACAAACCCAAGTCTTTGGAATAGGTATGTTATAGATAGTTTTGGCGATTATCAAACTCAAGTTGATTTTGATATGCAGCTCACAAATGATAAGCCAGCTATTGCTTACTCCACTCCGATTGATCAATTTGGTAATTTTTACCAAATTAGATATAAGGAGTTAACTGGAACTAGTCTAGGTCTAGAATCTCATTGGGGCGACGTTTTTGTGCAAGGTAAATCAAAAAACGTTAACAGCGACACTTTTTCTTTAAAATTTGATACATCTGGTATTCCTTACATACCCCACAATTGGGACGCGGAAGACGGGCGTTTTATGAATTCCCCCTTAAGTTATTCGGGTAGGTTTTCTTACGACAATTGGAGTGATAATAGCCAATTTATTAATTATAGGGATACCGTCCTGCACAAAATGTCGTTGGAGTTCTTGCAAAATGGGAATGCTTTAATTTTTTCTAGTAATTATAGATTACAAACCGACAAATTCACCCCCTCGGATTCTCTGCGTAGGTCTTTTCAATTTGAAGAGTCGTTCGATAATAAAGAGTGGGGCCAGTATCACAACTGGAACAAGCAAACTATATATGATACAACTCTAACGTATGGAACTTCTTATCAAGCCAATCTTCCATCCACGGCTTATTCGTTTAGCGGTTGTGTTATTACCTTAGAAAATGAAGACGCTTTTCTTTACGACATTGATTTCGATATAGACACTTCTATTGAAAACAATTTAGAAGTAACAAAGTTATTTGCTGGAGATGTAAGCGACCTTTATAAGGAAACACAATTTAAAAATTTCTCCTCAAAAATAACGGAAGCAGCTAATACTGAGTCGAGCTATCTAACTATAACTGGATTCGAAACTAGCGGAAGTTACATAAATCTTTTTGCAGAAGAAAGCATGGCTAATTCAAAAAAAATAAAAGAACTTTTTGTAGATAACCCGATGGTTAGGCCAATAGTTAATCGCGAGGACAGGTATAAGGAATTTCGAGTTCTTAATATCCAAGAAAAAGAACATAATTTATACGAAATAGAAGCGAAAGAATATTCTTCGGGCAAGTTTGATATAATAGATAATTATGCAAGTATAGTTGAGCCAGAGCAACCAGAATATAATATAGGCTTGCCCAACAATGAGGTTATTAGGCCTCCAGCGCCCGTTGGAGTTCAGTTCATAACGGGCATAGATGATGCTGGATCGCCCTTCTTGACTGGCATGGTTACTGGGGAACCTAACGGCTCAGAAACTGAATATAGGCTGTCTTTAACATACCCCAATGGCAAAACCATACAAAAGGAAATTGAGAAAAATACTGATACCCTGTCGCCTTCAAACGAGCCTTTAACTAATTTTGGTTTTTATAATTTGGCTGGAGCTGGTAACTACGAGCTAAATGTGAAGTCATTGAAAAACCCAGAGTCTAGCACCTTCACTAGTAAAAAGTTTTCGATTTCAGAATTGAAAGAAAAGGTTAGCATTTACCCATTTATAAGCGATGTAAATTTATCTGTTCAAGAAGAATTATTAAGGGTCAATATTAAACCAAAAAATGTGTACGGAGAAATATTAAATTTGTTTGATTCTAATTGTAGGATCAACTTAATTGTTGGAGGAGAGATTTACGTTGAAAATTCCAAGATGACTGATTTTGAAATTTCTTTTCAACAAATTAAAGATCTGACTAATTCTAATGTTAGAGAAAAAGAAATAAAAGCAGAACTGACTTATGATACGTCAGTCGTTTCGGAAAAGTCAAAAATCCTTAAGGATGAAGCCCCTAGAATAAATAATATTAATTTTGTTAGCGATGGTTCCTCTGCCAGTATTGTCGCAGAAATATTAGAAAGTGAAAAACTGACATCTGTAGATATAAGAACTGGAGAAACTATAATAAAGACATTTGGAATAGAAAACCAAAATAGATTACAAAACTTTAGGCTTGAAGATTTTGAAGTGTCCGCTTTGCCAAAAAACCAAAAAATAAACTTTACTTTTACCCCAAAAGACTTTTATGGAACTGGGGAAAGTTATAATTGCGAAGGATTTATTCCAGAAAAAGAAACAGTCTTTGATAAATATAACAATAGTATGATTAGTATTTACTCTATTTATTCGGAGGATGTTATCTCTACTGGGTTTTCCTCCTACTCGTCTTCAAATAATCAAAGCGGTTTTTATGGAAATGGTCAAGATTGTTTGATTGAGCTTTCGAGTTCTTTATTAAGCGGGCAACCAGCCTCTTTAAATCTTGAACTAATCTCCGATACACAAACTGACCCCCTCTGCATAAAATTTAACGATGAAGGCTTTCTATCCAGCAAAAAGGTCGTGAGTTTGTCAAATAAATATTACAATGTAAAGGTTTTTGGCGAAAGTGGTTTATTTGACGGTTTCGATCTAAAGATTAAGAAACTAGTGTAATCTATACTAAGGTTAAAGGTAGTATGCAAGTTTTAAGAAACAGACTAAAGAAAAGTGCTATTAGGGGCAAAGGTAAATCTGGTGGAGATGCGGAGGATGTGTATCTTGTACCTCCACAAACTACTGATGTATATAGAAGCGCAGCGACTCTCAGATCTCTCGACGTCTTATGCGAAGGCCCAATTGAAGGACTTTGCCTGAATGACGGCACCAGGGCGGACGGAATAGATGTATTTGGAGCTGTTTATTTTGATGAAACTCCAATAAAAGAAAATACATCAAAAACATCTCAAATAGCTCCCTTTAGTGCTTCCAATATACAATTTGCAGAAAGAGCGTCTTTCTCTTCTTTAAATACTGCCTTGGGTAATATCCAAACAAACTTAGGCAATTTAATTAACGGCACTGACACTTCTTTGGGTTTGGCTTCAATAGCTCACCAAGGTGTTAATGACTTGACCAGCGAATTTTCGGAACTATTTTCCAATTTTGATGAATACGAATCTTTAATAAATCAGCTAGGCATTATTCAATTTGATTTAAGTGGAGTTTTGACGAGTTCAAATAGTACTTCATACTCAAATGCAAAAAGCCCAATTTCGCCAAAATTTTTCCTTGGCGATTCGACTCACGAAAGATGTGTGAAAGTAAAAAATGGTGAGCAGATAATAAAGCTACCAGAAAATATATTCGCTTTTTCTCCGACTTTCAATACTGGAGATTCCTTTGTTGGGGACGACTCTGTTTTTGATTTTTATAGAGTTAATAATTATATTGGTGGAGGGATTATGTTCTTTTTCATAGGCGACGAGGTGTCTACTGGTTCTGGAGGAGAATTTTTAACTGGCAAGTTTCTTACTACAGTCAATAATACTGCGGCAATACAAAACGGCAAAGATAATGGGTATGATGTAATTGGCACGGGTAATTCTTTTGTTGAATTTTTAAATGTTCCGAGCGGACAAGTGAATCCAGCTAAAGGAGAAACAATAGGGAAGCAATTAAATTTAGCAGTAAATATAGATAACAACCTAAGATTTAACTTTAATAAAGTAAAAGTAGAACACACTAAGGGAGATGAATTTCAGAAATCACTTGGCAGTTTTGAAAAAATAATTAGAGACTACCAAATTCAGCGTAATCTATTGGGGCCTTTTGACCTAGACGCAGGTGGTGATACAGCCGCTGTAAGCAGCGAAACCCTTACGGATCAATTCGGAAATTCAGTAACAATTCAAAAGGCGGGTCTTGGCAACGATGACTTGAGAACAGACGGGTCATTTGGTGCAAATTTTGCTACTTGGAATAACAACGTAGCGCAAGAGCACGAAGGATATGATTACACTCATATAATTTATCAAAACGAAGTCGATTCCGTATCTCCTATTCTCAATATCTCTCTATTAAAAGATACTGAACAGGCTGATGATAATACTCTAGGTAGGGCTGAGCCTGCTGGCCTGACTTTTCAATTTGAAATTGGTTTTGAAGGAGATGGCGATGGATCGAGTTTAAGTTCTCTTTTGGAGCAGGGTGTCGATCCTAAATTTATTATTTTAAGAGATTTTAAGGTAACAAAAAGAGCCGCTTATTATGGAATAGTGGAAGGGGGTTACATCAACGCCCCTTACGACGAAATAGTTTTACCTAAAAACAGCGAACTAAAAAATTTAAAAGTTTCTGATATCGCTGGAATCACTGCGGGGCAAATTACAACTTATGGTTTAGACGCAAATGAAATTCTATATCCAAATGAATCATGGAAAGATGTTAGAAGATATATAAACATTAAGAAAACTAGTTACGAAACTGAATCTGCTCTCATACAAAGAGAGTGTGGGCTGTATGCCGTTACAGAAAAAATAAATTCAAAATTTAGTTACCCATTTTCGTCTCTTGTAGGGACGACACTGGAAGCACGGAGTTTTTCCCAACCTCCAGTGAGAACCTACGATGCCAAATTAAAAAAAATATTAATACCCTCTAATTATGTACCCCTAAAAGCCGACGGCTCCGACAAAAGATTTGTAAATAATGCCAATAAATACGGAAGTAGAGATATTTTTCGATTTAACGGTTCCACTTATATAAAAATTCCTGAAAAAATAGAACTAGGAACTGAAAATTATGAAATCAGTTTTAAGGTTAAGTTTGGAAATTTTAATACATCAACTAATCCTGTATATTTTATTGATGTAGATGGTGCTGATTTTGCCACCCCAGGAAGAGTTGCTGTTTATCATAGGGATAACGGAGGAGGATCTTCACCAGAGATAGGTATGATTGGTAAAGATCATACTGGCGCTACAGATTTCTCAACTAAAGATGTCAGCATCTCTGCTTATTCGACTTCGGACGTATTTACTGTATCTTTAAAGGCTATTGGCAGCACATATACACTGACAGTTAAGGTAGGCGAAACTTTAGTTGGTACACAGACTGGGACGCTCACAAATAGACCGAGCTTTTCTTATGATCCAGCTAGTGGAAAAAGCTTGCTGATAGGAG